GGTTAACATTAGATACAGTAGAACCAGGAGTTATTACGTGGAACGATATAGTACCAGGAGCAACAATGGTTTGGACACCAATAAAACCTTATTAATATGGCATCAACTTATTCAACAGATTTATCATTAGAACTTGTAGCAACCGGTGAAAAAGCTGGTCTATGGGGCACAATCACAAATACTAATTTACAATTATTACAAACAGCAGCTTCAGGTTATGTAGAAGTAACTTTAAGTTCTGGTAATGTAAACTTAAGTTTAGCTGATGGAGATGCAACTGCAAATGGTAAAAATTTATACATTAAAGTGACAGGAACTTTATCTGGTAATGCAAGTTTAACCATGCCTGCAACTACATCTGGTGGTAATGCTAATAGAGTATTTTTTGTAGAAGATGGAACAACGAGAGGTGGGGCTGGTGATAGTTATACGGTAACTTTATTAACGACTGGTCAGAGCGCATCTACACAAGTGCCTCTTCCAGAAGGTGCAACAGCTTTAGTTTATTCTAGAGGTAGTGTTCCAGCAACAACATTAGGTATGTTGGAAAAAGGATTTACAACGGTAACTGCAGCGAGTAAAACTGCATACACAGCAGTGCCTGGTGATCAAATAGGTGTAGATACTGTTGCTAATATTGTAACTATTACTTTACCTGCAGGTGCAGTGGGTGATGAAATAGTTATTATGGATGTATCAGCATCTAATGGTTTTGGAACTAACAAATGTATCGTAGCACCAAATGGATCAGATAAAATTCAAGGAACTGCTGCTTCAGTAGATCTTACAACTAACAATCAATCAGTCACACTTTTTTATACTGGTTCTAATAAGGGCTGGCAATTTAAAACTAATACAGCATAGGAGTAAAGGATGCTTACGAAAATTAAGTTTGCTCCTGGTATTGACAAACAAGACACAGCTGTTGGAGCTGAAGGTCGTTGGGTTGATTCAGATAATGTTAGATTTAGATATGGACTACCAGAAAAAGTGGGTGGTTGGCAATCATTACTTACAGATTCATTAGTAGGTGTCGCTAGAAAACAACACGCTTTTGTAGATAAAGAGGGAAATAGATACGTAGCCATTGGTACAGATAAATTTTTAATTGTATATTTTGAAGGTCAATTTTTTGATGTTACTCCTCTTTCAAGTTCTATAGCAGGAGCTACATTTACATTTAACGGCACTACCACAATAACTATTACAACATCTTCGGCACATAATTTAGAAGATGGTGATATTGTTTTATTTGATAGTGTAACTTTACCTGGTGGTACAGGATTAAACGCTTCTGATTTTGAAGATAAATTATTTCAAGTTATTACAACACCCACAGCGACCACTTTTACAATTACATTTACAAGCTCTGGTTCTGCTGCATCTGGTGGTAGTGTAACTTTAAAACCTTATGAAAGAGTCGGCCCAGCTGCTCAAACTTATGGTTATGGTTTTGGTATTAGTCAATATGGTGGTACGGTTCAAGGTGCACAAACAACCACTCTTAACGGAGCGTTGCTCGCGGATACGGCAGGTACAGGTGGATCGGGGACAGCGATAACTTTAACATCAGTTACAGGTTTTCCAACAGGCGGTGGAACAATTGCAGTAGGAACAGAATTAATAACTTACACAGGAGTAAGTTCAAATGATTTAACAGGTATTACTAGAGGAGCAAAAGGAACTGCAGTGTCAGGAACAACAGGACAAGCTCATAGCGATGGTGCAACCGTAACTAACGCTACAGATTTTTCTGGATGGGGTGATGCAGTTGACGCCGCGACTGTTACTCTTGAACCAGGACTTTGGTCTTTGAGTAATTTTGGTGATGTATTAGTTGCAACGATTGCGAATGGTAAAACATTTACTTGGGATGCTTCTATCACAGCTAGATTATCTACACGTGCCTCTACAACTACATCTGGATTTGAAACTACAAATAATCCAACAGCAACTAGAGTTACACTTATTTCACCCACCACACGTCACTTAATTCATTTTGGAACTGAAACAACAGTAGGAAGTGCAGCGACACAAGACGATATGTTTATAAGATTTTCTGCAGACGAAAGTATTAATGAATATACAGTTGAAGCGACTAACACTGCTGGCACACAAAGAATACAAGATGGTACAAAAATTATGGGTGCATTAGTTGCAAAAGAAAATATTCTAATTTGGACAGACAATGCTTTATACACAATGAAATTTGTTGGTGCGCCATTTACATTTGGCTTTGAACAAGTAGGTACAAACTGTGGTTTAATAGGTAAGAATGCAGCTATTGAAATTGATGGTGTTGCATACTGGATGGGTAATAATGGATTTTTCTCTTTTGATGGTACGGTAAATACATTACCTTGTTCTGTTGAAGATTATATTTATGATGATATTGATACTACCAAAGGTCAACAAGTTAATGCGGGTATTAACAATCTATTTACAGAAGTAGTATGGTGGTATCCAACAGCAGGATCAGATTTTAATAATAGATATGTTGTTTATAATTATGGACAAGACAATGCAAGATTGCCAATGGGTAACTGGTATACAGGCACCAATACAAATTCTATAAGAACCACTTGGATTGACTCTTTAGTATATCCTAAACCTTATGCCACAGCATATAATAGTTCAGGCACAGGAACATTTCCATCAGTTATTGGTGAAACAGGATTAGGTCAAAGTGTATTGTTTGAACACGAAACGGGGACCGATCAAGTAAATCCAGATGGTAGTGTAACCGCTTTAACATCTTTTATTAAATCATTTAGTTTTTCTTTGCAAAAAGATCAGAGTGAAGTATTTTTAGCGATGAGAAGATTTTTACCTAACTTTAAAGTATTAACCGGTAATAACCAAATTACGTTAGCTGTAAAAGATTTTCCTGCTGATAGTGATACACAAACTTCATTGAGTCCTTTTACAATTACATCTACCACAACCAAAGTAGATACACGTGCAAGAGGTCGATATGCAAATATAAAAATAGAAAATACTGGTGTGGGTGAATCGTGGAGATTTGGTACATTTCAAGTAGACTTACAACCTGATGGAAGGAGAGGGTAATGGCAAAAGTAGTAGTGAGATTACCAGAACCTAAAAAAGAATATAGTGAAGATAACCAAAGACAAATTAACAGAGCATTGTCTACAATCATAGAACAATTAAACTCTACATACTTAACACAATTAAAAGAGGACCAAGAACGATTTACTTGGTTAGGATTAGGCTAATGGCAAATATATATAAAAACGATAAAGTAAGTTTAACAACCACAGATGTTACAACACTATACACAGTGCCATCTAATTCCAGAGCTATTGTTAAATCATTATTAGTTGCAGAAGATGCATCTGGATCAGCAGCAGTTAAGGTAACATTAACCAATGCAGCAGGCACAGCTTTTGTAGTAGATAATGATGTCACTCTAACATCAGGTCAAAAAGAACAAGTATTAAGTGAGCCACTAATTATGTTAGAAAGTGAAATATTAAAAGTGCAAGCAACTAGTGGTAATGTGGATGTTATTGCATCTATACTAGAAATTAACAGGGAGGATAGATAATGCCGTTTATAGAAACAGAAGCTTCTGTTAGGTATGAAACAATTAATGGTAAAAGAGTGCCAGTAATTACACCTAAAACAGAAGTTACTTTAACTAATACAGTTACAGGTCAAGAGTATATGTCTGATGCAGAAGCTATGGCAGATGTGCAAAATCCAAGCACAGATACCAAATCAGAGCATATAAGAAGAGACGTAAATGTGACTGTAGAAGAGATAAAGATAGGCGCTGGCTTTAATATCAGCGATTGACGTATGTTTAAAAACCTTGTAAATTGTGATATACTCGCCTACTTACAAGCTTTGCGGACTTGCTTTGATATCAATAATATAAGAAGAAACGTATGGGATTTTTAAAAAAATTAACAAGACCTATTTCTAAAGTACTTGATAAAATAGTACCAAATGAGATTAAACCAGCATTACCTTTTTTATCTGCAGCGGTTCCTTTTTTAGCACCTACCGCAGGTATATTTGGAACAATGGCTGGTCGAGCAGCATTATCAGGAGGTGCTAATATACTAGCTCAATTATCTCAAGAAGGTAGTGAGGGAGATTTTTCTGGATTGTCAGCATTATTAGCAGCAGGCACAGGTGCATTATCAGCCCCAGGTGCAGGAGATACATTAAGAGGAATTGGTAAAACTCCAGGAGTTACAGGAGCTGATGCAGGTTTTTTTGTAGGTGAAGGTATGAATGTTCCTCAAGGATCAACTTCATTTTTAGGAAAAGCTGCAGACTTTGCAGCAACAGGAGCAGACAAATTACAAGGTATAATTGCTGCAGGAAAAGCTGATCCATTTAGTATGGCAGGATTAAAAGCAGCGTCAATACCAATTACACAAGGAACTATGGATTTAGGAATAGCAGAAGCTAGAAGAACAGCAAAAGATTTAGCTAATGATGCATTAAATAGTTTACCAGAAGGTGCATCTGATGCAGACAGAGCTTTGGCTATCAGACAATTTATGGAAGCCGCTGGATACTTTAGTGAAGATGAGATTGTAGATACTATTACTGCAGCGGGGTACGCGGACGGTGGTAGAGTAAAATTAAGTAAAGGTGGTGATCCAGACTTTGCAGGAATCAAAGGAGCAGTAATATCGGTAGATGAAAATATGAGAGCTGACAGAGCAGGAGACTTTTTTAGATTAAGAGAGGAAGCCATTATGAAAGGTGATGACGATAAGATTAAAGAAATAGAGTCTGACTTCTTTAAAGAGTTTGGATTTGTAATGCCGAAGATGGCTAAGGATGGTGGTAGAATTAATCTTCGAGAAGGTGGTGTAAGTATATTTGAACAATTAACACAACCAGCAGCGCAAAATGCTCCTATGTTTTTAGGACGACCTGCTTTTGCTCCTACCTTACCACAACCTATTTTTCCTAGACTCAATCAATTAGAACAAGGAGTAAATATGGCTGAAAATAAATTAACAAATATAAGAGGTAGGTTAGGAAATGAAGAAGGACGATTAGGTGGTCTTATGGCAATACAACCTTCATATGGTATACAACCTGCATTTCGACCATTAACTGGTCTTTTACGAATACAAGATCAACTTCAAGAATTACCTAGTGGACCTGCAAGAGGTATGAAAGAAGGTGGTATGATGGATTTAGGTGGTAAAGAAATGGATTTAAGAAAAGGTGGTTTTGTACCGATAGGTAAAAAAGAAAGAGCAGATGATGTGCCTGCGAGATTATCAAAGAATGAATTTGTAATGACTGCAGATGCGGTTAGAGGTGCAGGTGGTGGAGATATTAATAAAGGTGCTAAGAGAATGTATGAAACAATGAACAGATTAGAGGCGAGGGCATAATGGCTGAAACAACTACAATAACAAAACCAGCACCGATAATAGAAGGTGCACTTACATCCTTTTTAGAAACTCTTAAAAAACTACAACCAGGTACAATACCTGCTGGTGGTTTTACAGGAATAGATACAGACAAATTTAAACCAACAATCGCACCTGAATCACAATTACAAATAGATGCAAGAAAAGCAGCAGCAGGATTAGACTCATTAGTAGGACCAGACGCATATAAACAATTTATGTCACCTTATCAACAAGAGGTGATTGATACTACACTTTCAGAATTTGATAGACAACAAACTATTGCAGATACAGCAAGACGTGATAGAGCTATACAAGCAGGTGCTTACGGTGGTGGACGAGAAGGTGTGCTCGCAGCAGAGGCAGCAAGAGGAGCAGCACAAAGTAGAGCAGGATTACAAGCACAATTATTAGCACAAGGTTTTCAACAAGCACAGGCAGCGGCAGCACAAGATTTAGCTGCAAGACAAGGTCTTGGACAATTCCAAACTCAACTAGGTCAAGCAGGTCAAGCACAACAACAAGCAATTCTTGATGCGGCAGCAGCGGCTGAAAGAGAAAAACAATTCCAACCATTTACACAATTAGGATTGATTGGACAACAACTTGCACAAATTCAACCAGGAGCATTCCCGACTCAAACAGTCGGATATGCACCGCCGACACCAGCAGCAAGCCCACTAGCCACAGCACTCGGTGTGGGTACAGGTATTGCTAGTATCGGTTCTAAATTAGGAATCTTTGGCTAATGAGCAGAATATTAAGACGACCCATGTTTAGAGGTGGCCGCGTCGATAGTCGCGGAACGGGGATTACAGCTAATCTTGGATATAAAAGTGGTGGTAGAGTTGGTTATAATGTAGCTGGTTTAGTTAGTCCGGGTATGGCTACCGAACTTGCAAGAGGACCAAAATACTCAGGGCAAGGTTTATCAGGTGCTAATATATTTCAACGAGCTTTAGTTAAATCTAAAAATCTTCCATTTATAGGAAAAGCAATGAGACCTCTGTTTGGAGGATTGGGTGGTGGAGCAAAATTAATGACTGGAGGATTAGGTTTATTTGGAGCTGGTGCTGGTCTTGGATACGGAATAGGAAAAACAGCAGACTTTGTACTTAAAGCCACAGACTCACCTGAAGCATATCAATTTAGAAAAGATGCAATTAGAGCTAACCCATTCTTGTTTGATGAAACATCAACAGATGAATTTGTAGAGTTTAGTGAAGAATTAGCTGACAAACAAAAAGAGGGTGAAGCTCCAGGATTATATCCAGGTGGTTATGAGAAGTTTTTAAAAGATAAAGGATATGTAAAAGACAAAGATGGTAGAGTGGTTAAAGAAGAAATAGTAGAAACAGTAAAAACTGATACTCCTGAAGTAGAAATAAAAGATAACAAAGATAAGAATGCAAAAGATAGCAATACGGAAGAATCTTTAGACGTGGGTGCTGATCTTAAAAAGACACAAAAATTATTTGAAGAATTATTAGGTATGGATAAAGCTAGAAGAAGAGATGTTGGTGATGCATTAGGTAGAGCATCCGCAGCATTTTTAGGAGCACCAAGTGTTAAAGAAGGTTTTGCTGATTTTATGAGAGCAGAATCTGCTGCAGGTCCTGGTAGAGGAGAAAAAATTTCACAATCAGCAGCCGCTCTTGCAATCAATGATTATATAGCTGGTAAAAAATCTAAAGCAGATCTAGAAAAATTATTAGCTGCAGAAAAATTTAGAACAGATTACAAAATACGAGCTTTAAAGGAAGGTTTAACTTTTGATCAAAAATTATTAAATGCGGCTGAAAAAGAAGGAAAAAGCAAAAAATCTATTAGTGTAATTCAAAGCGTAGTAGAAGAAACATTTCCTGAAGTTGATTTTAAAGGTGAATTACCCAAAGACGTAAATCAATTAGAAATTGGTGCGGTATATGTAGGAGATAACGCAGATAAATCTGCAAAAATTGTTTATCAAATTAATGAAGACAAGGTTCCTGTACCGATTAAAACTATCTATTAGGAGGTTAGATGGCCTTAACTCAAGCTGAATATGAAAAAATATTAGGGGGTGGATCTTCTGATGCTACCAAAGATAAGGACGTAGGTTTAACCAAATCTATATTAGCTGGATTAGGTTCAGGTGTATTTAAAATATTTGAGGGTGCTGCTACTTTAGGAGCTACACTTATGGATTTAGGTGTAGATAAAAATAGAGCAGAGGCTGTAGAAGAATACTTTGATAGAATAAATCCTTTTGATGAGGCAGCAGAGGCAACAGCTGCTGGTAAAATTACAGAACTTATAGTTAATATTGGTATACCAGGAGGTGCAGCTTTTAAAATAGGATCTGGTTTAACAAAAGCAACTTTAAGAGCAAAACAAGCTGGTAAGTATTTAAGTGCTAATGAAAAATTTAGAAGATTTGGTAAAGGTGCTGTGGCTGGTGGAGTTGCAGAGGGTGTGTTTGTTGGAGATGTAGAAGATGTAGGAACCTTTGGAGATTTTCTTGGTGGACCAACAAAAGTAGAAAGAGATACAAGTGATCCCACAACAGAATTATTAAATAGACTTAAGTTTGGAGTAGAGGGTGCGTTGTTTACTGGAGCGATTGGAGCAGCCGGTAGAACAGTATCTAAATTAAGAAACCAAACAGGAACAGGTAAAGCTATAACTGGAGAACCAGGGACTTTTGAAAAAGCGTATAATAAATTTATAGATAAATATATTTCAAAACCTTTAAGAGCACGAGGACCCGAAGTACAAGAAGCCTTTGAAGAAGCAAATAAAAGAAGAGGTTTAATTGCAAAAGATACAAGCATAGCTGAAAACGCTATGATTAAAATTGAAAATATTACAAATCAAATTGTTAAAAATTTTAAACGAACAGGAAATAAAGTTGATAAAGACGTAAGAAAAGATTTATTAAAAGATATGAATAATATCTTAACTGATAACAATAATTTAAAACCGCTTATAGATGAAACAGGAAAAGTAACTTTAAAATCTATAGATGAAAATACACAACAGGCGTTTAGAAATAAATTAATTAATCAATATAAAGCCTCTCCAAAAGACGTGGATGAATTGTTTAGAAATTTTAACAAAATGAGAGGAACGTGGTCAGAGTTATTTACTTTAATGGGAACAAGATTAACCGACGATGCCTTAAAAGAATTCCAAACCGTTATACCAAAACAAATTAATGACATATTAGATAGAGGATATGAGGTATTTAAAAATAATCCAATGTCAGTGGCAGATAATTATCCTCCTACAAAAGCAATTATTGATGAAGCTGTTATTAGTTTTAAAGATGAGGCAGCCAAGAAAGGAATTAAATTATCAGACGATGTAGCGAAAAATATGGTAAATGAAGTATGGAACAATGCTGAATTACCTAGAAGTGTTTTGTTATCATCAGGAAGTAAATCAGGAGTAGTTAGATTAGCAAGTGTTCCAGATTTTTTTATAAAATCTGTTGCAGATGACATAATTAAACCACCAAAAGGAACAATGAGAGGTGGTAAAAATTTAAGTGATTTGACAGGCGTAGGACAAGAAATAATAAAAAAATTATTAGGTAAAGCTCAAAACCCAATGAGCACAATTGTAGAGGGCACAAACGCTTTATCTGCTCAAGTTCGTTTAAATCAATATTTAGATTCCATAGTAAGAAGATCTAACAAATTAAAAGTTGAATATGACAAGTGGTTGGCTGGTGGTAAAGTGGGACCTGAACCTAGAGTCCCTTTTTTAGTTAACAACCCTGGAGAAGCTAGAAAATATTTTGGTTCGAATGCACAATTAAATGTAGATTTTAAACTTATAGCTCCAATCAAAGGAGGAATTGAAGGCACACCAATAGGAAGATTTACTGATCAAATGGCCACAATAAAACCAGTGGATGAAATAGAAGCGGCACGATTAGAAGCTTTAGATTTAACAGATTCAATTATTAATCCTGTTTCAGGTAAATACGCATTAACCGATCAAGCAAACGCTTTAATTACACCGCAAGAAGTAGCGAAAGGATTGCCAGCACAACTTTATCAAAATTTAGTTTTATATCCTAAAGCTACATCACAAATGGCAAAAACAATTCTTGCACCATTTACCCATATGAGAAACTTTATTAGTGCTGCTGCTTTTGCTGCAGCGAATGGTATTGTTCCCTTTGGTAACACAAAAGATGTTAGACGAGCTTTTGATGCACTACAGGTAGGAGATCAATCAACAGTTTTTACAAAAGGATTTAGAAAAGATAATGAATTTTATCAAGAGCTATTAGAATTAGGTGTAGTTAACTCACAAGTTCAATTAGGAGATTTAAGAAGATTATTAGAAGATGTAGATTTTGGTGGCACTTTAAATAGAATAGGAGCTGATTACAACGGATTTAATACCTTTATGAAAGGTTTAAATAAAGTTAAAAAATTTTCACAAGATGCATACACAGCTGAGGATGACTTCTGGAAAATATTTACATTTTTAGGAGAACAATCTAGACTTAAAAATGCTTACAGAAACGCAGGTTTAAGAGAAGGTCAAGAAATAAAACAAATATTATCTGATGGCACAGAAAGAGTTATAGGAACATTTAACGATGATTTTATAAAACAACAAGCAGCTAATCTAGTTAAGAATAATGTTCCTAATTATGCGTTTGTATCGGAGTTTGTAAAAGGATTAAGAAAATTACCTGTTGGGAACTTTGTAGCTTTTCCTGCAGAAATTTTAAGAACAGGCACAAATATTGTAGATACAGCTTTAGATGAAATATTTTTTACAGCTAAAATAAATGGTAAGGTTGTTAACCCATTAAGATCAAGAGGATTACAAAGATTAGGAGGAATGGCTTTTACAACCACAGCTTTACCTTTATCTTTAGTTTCAGGATTCCAAGCTTTATACGACGTAAGCAAAGATGAATTAGACGCAATGAAAAGATATGTGCCTGAGTGGTCTAAGAATTCTATTCTTATTCCATTTAAAGACAAAGAAGGTAAATTATCTTATATAGATTTTTCACACTTAAATGCATATGATACTTTAACAAGACCTATCCAAACTGTAATTAACGCTGTTGAATCTGGTAGAGGGGATAAAGATGGTATTATGGATGATTTTATTTTAGGTCTTATTGAATCAACAAAAGAATTAGGATCACCTTTTATATCAGAATCTATCTGGACAGAGGCTTTACAAGATGTAGCTCCTATACTTGGTAGAGCAGGAAGAACCGCGGATGGTAGAGAAATATATAGTAATGATCCGAGAATAGATCCTATCGGCTCCAGAGTTTATAAATCTTTGGCGCATCTTGTAGAATCTCAAGCTCCATTAAACTGGAAACAATTAGGTAGATTAGGATTAGCTATGAAACCAATTGATGATTTAAGAAGATTTGACGAAAGAGGTAACGAGTATAATTTAGGAAATGAATTGTTAGGTATCGCTGGATTAAGAAGAATAGAAGTAGACCCTAGTAAATCATTAAATTTTAAAATAACTGATTTTAAAAAAGGTATTAGAGAATCAAGAAATCTATTTACCAGAGCAACTTTAAAAGGTGGTCCTATAACTCCTGAAGAAATTGTAGATGCTTACATTAGATCTAATGAAGCATTATATGCTGTCAATAGAGATATGTATCAAGACATACAATCAGCTAAAATTTTAGGAATGAGTGAAGACGCGATCTTTGAAAGAATGCAAGACAGAGGAGAAAGAAAAGCTTTTAACGCTTTAAATGATGGTGACTTTAGACCATTCTTTCCATCTAGAGAAGTTCGTCAAATTTTTGAAATAAAAGCTGCAGAGTTAGGAATGTTAAATCCTTATGAAGCGGCTGAAGCAGTTTTAGAAAGAATAAGAGAAGTGTTATCAGAAACATCTTTAGATGCTGATTTATTTCCAAGTATAGAAAATCCATTCAAAGGTTTTCCTAAACCAACATTGGGTCCACTATCACAACTACCTAATGTTGTTACCGGCGCTGACCCTGCAGTTATAAATGCAAATCAAAATTTTGTACAAAATGCGTTAAATCAAGCGCAAAATTATCAAGCATTAAATCCTTTTGATGAACTAGGAAATCTGTATAATCAACAAAAATTAAGAAAAACTACATAATGGCAATAGAACCTAAAACAACCAGAGAACACATTTTATCTTTGTATGGACACATATCAGGTGTCAAGAAAAATTTAAAACACGTACACGAGGATGTAGAAAATTTGGGAGGCAAGATAGACAAGATCTATTGGGTTCTTTTGACTGTGGCGGGTACTGCAGTACTCTTCGTGCTAGAAAGGATGTTTGGATGAATTTAACACGAAACTTTTCTTTGTTAGAGCTAACTAAATCAGATACGGCAATTAGGAAGGGAATTGATAACGAGCCTAATGCTGATCAAATAGATAAATTAAAATTACTTTGTGAAAATATTCTTCAACCGGTACGTGATCATTTTGGCAGGGTCAAGGTGACGAGCGGTTTTCGTAGCGTAGAATTATGCACTGCGATTGGTAGTTCTGCAAATTCACAGCACGCCAAAGCTGAGGCCGCAGACTTCGAATGCCCAGGTGTAGATAACGTTGAACTTTTTGATTGGATTAAAAATAATCTTGAGCCAGATCAGTTAATCCTTGAATTTTACACTCCAGGTGAACCTAACAGTGGGTGGATTCACTGCAGCTGGATACCTGAAGGTAGACGTGCATCATTCTTACATGCATTTAGATCAGAAGGTAAAACAAAATACAAACCCATATTAGGTTCTGCAAAAGATTTATTTTAACGGCACATACAACCTATCATACTACCACTACCATTATTCATAATATGCAAGTTAAGTGTATCAACATAACCAGTGAGTTTTAATCTAAGAATTTCACACAAATCAAAACAATCAATCTCACTTGTCAATACTATACCATCTAACAATTTTTTTGTTACTGGTATTAAGTGATATATTCCGTCATTTAATATTATTAAATCCATTAAAATAAAACCGGTTCTAAATTAAAATCAAAAGATAATATTCTTTTTTTAAATTTAATTTTATTTGGTTCTGTATAGTGATACAAAAATTGTGGCACTATCATTATGTCACCAGGTTTAACTTGTGGAGTATACAAAACACTTCTGTCTTCTTGATTATTCCAAGGTTGTATATATGTGGTTTTAGGTGAGTCTGGTTTCATATCTAAATAAAGTATACCACAATAACCTGTAGAACTATGATTGTGGGGTACGTGATAGTCACCTTTGTTATAAACAACAGACCAAACTCTTTGTAATAATATTTTAGAATTATATTTAGCCCGCATTAAACTAAATTCATCTTTAAATATTTCTCTAAACTCTGTATTAATACTGCATTTACCTCTATTACTACCAAAATTAGCTTGAGGCATTTCTGGATATCTTGCTAATGCTTTCTCTAGTTTTTTCTTTTTGTTTTTAAAATTAATACATTGGATTTTAAAAAATTCTATTTTAAATATAGGCTCTATTTCATATTTTATATCCATTCTCTCAACTCCTCACCCATAATTTGTGTTGCTATATTTATCTTTTTACGCAATGCTTTTCTGATCTTTTCATCTACCGTTTTTGGTGCTATAAGATCTATGTATGTCACCGCCTTTTTTTGACCTATTCTATGCGCTCTGTCTTCTGACTGCAGTCTTTTTTCTAAGTCATATCCATTAGAATAGTAAATTACATTGTTAGCAGCAGTGAGCGTAATACCATAACCACCCGTCTGTGGATTACCCACAAAGAACCTTACAGGTGACTTTGCATCTTGAAATTTTTCTATATTCTTTTGCCTTTGTTCTGCCGGAATCGCGCCATAATATTGAACAA